CCATGTTGCCTTGCATCACGATAATCTTTGCGCTCATATCTAGTTTCTTTTTAAATCGTTAGAAATCTGTTATGCAACTCTCATAAGGTTTGCCTTCTTGAAGCAACGCCATTCTTCTTTCTCGGTATCGAAGTACACTTGACAAGTGTCATTCATCTTGCGACCTGCACCCTGTGTAGCTGGAATAACCTTCTCGCTCAATGTGCCGAATGCCTCACGCAAGCTGCCATCAACCTTCTGAAAGTAGAACTTCACGATGCGCTTCTTCATCTGACCCTTCAGCTTGATGTTCATCCAAGCAACCTTTAAAGCCTCGCTCATTGTATAGCCGTTCTTCTTGATGAACTGCCAAGCAAGCTTCATTACCTCACTCAATGTATTTCTTAATGTAGTAGCCATAATCACTATACCGTTTTACGAGTGCCGACTCGGCTGTATAACAGCAATTAATAGTTAAACTTTAAAGCCTTTATCTCTTAAAGACATTGCAAAGATAGTAGTTTTTTCTAATACTTCCAAACATTTCTATAAGTATTTTCTAATATTAACACTTATTTAACACATATAAGGCTTTTCTAAACATTTATTTGCTATTTATTAGCCGTTTCTAATATTTAACTATTTTTCTTTGGTAGTATAAAAGAAATAAGCTATCTTTGCAGCAAAATAAATATTAGTATTCACTTATATATAATAAGGTATGGACTTAAAGAAAATAATTAGAAGTCATGGACAAACCATTTCATCTGTAGCCGAAAAGTTAGGTATAACCCAATCGGCATTATCACAACAAATCAATAATGGTTCTATCTCGTTTGCAAAAGTAGAGCAAATAGCCAATATTTGTGGTTGTTCGCCATCTAGTTTTCTTGCTATTGATGGTGAAACCTTATCACATCCGGCTATCATCTGCCCTCATTGCGGCAAGCCTATCGAGTTGGAGATTAAGGCAAAGGAGGGGAAATGATATTCCTCTCCTTTAACTCTTCTATTCTTTCTCCTTCAAAAAGCCTATACCTGCATGAACATTACCCAACTTATACCAAGACTGGGTTAAAGTCATAACATAACTACTGAAGGATTCTTCCCCAATATCAAGTGTGAAGTCTTCATCTACATCAGGCTCTCCATGTCTTACGTACCCCTTATTCGGGGTGTATAGCAATCTATGATATGAGCCGCTCTCACAAATATAAAGTCCGCTATTACGCCAATCTGAACTCCAAAATTCCGGTTTATTCACGTAACAAAGCATTACATCACCATCGTAAATAGGAATACTATGACTTCGTTCATCCTTTTCTCCAACAAACTTTTCGCTATCAACATTGTCAGACTGACGGATAACAGATACGATGGAGTAACCATTTCCAATAAAGTCCGCTATATCAACATATGTTCTTTGCTCTCTAAGGTCAAATTCTTGTTGGCTTCTTACGCCATCTTTCTCAAATATTACAAGTATTCTTGTATACTTATCACCAAAATTGACCATACTTAGAATCAAGCCGTTGTTCATGTAAGACGCATAAGCTTCTTTGGCTAGTGTTAACACACGCTCTAGATATTCCAATGGCTTGTATCTAACTAACCAAGACTGACCTTTATGCATCTTTTGCAAGTACGAATACATGTTCATCGCCTCGCATTCATCTATTCCATGCTTCTTGCAGACCAACTTGAACTTATCCGGATAAACACTAGTTACAAGTCTATCCAATTCGTCCATAGCTTGCATAGCCTTCAAATAATCATTCGCTTCCATTTACTAATCTTTAAGTTTTTCAATTATATAACCACGACCTGTATAGGTACAAGACAAGCCGATATACACTAGCTGATGTAAAAGCCACAATTCTTCAGTGAACGGCAATCTATTACACTTCACAAACTCATCTTCATCCTCAAAATCGGATGCCTTTTCCAATATTTCTTCCTTTGTCATTATCTTTAAATTTGTGCCCGAAAGCTGTTAATCCGCATCTTTTATTTTTTGTAATGTGTCAAGTATCACGTTTGCAATCTCAAACCTACCGACATTTGGATTCTGTGGGACACTATAACACAAAGCTTTTAAAAGCTCAAAACATTGATTCTCATATAATATCATACGCTTACTTCTTTTGATTAAAATACTTTTCCAACTCTCGAAGAATGAACATCCCTCCTATCTTGAAAGACTGTTCTATCACTACTCGATGTTCCTTAAATACGTTTTGACTTCTTGCAAACCGAAACGCTTCATTCTCTAGTATAAGCACAAACTTATTAAATTCTGCATCGGTCATTTGCATTCACCTCCTTTGATAATTAAGTCAAACAATTCATCTGCGTATATCCAACCATCCAAACCATAAGCTTTAACTTCTAATTCCCACATTTCTTGATATGTGCCGCAATCAGTCTTGTACATCATATCGTATAGGTTGTAAAGATTTCTATAACCGCAGTCTCTTGAGTATGCAAGAATCCTTCCTCTGCCAATTTGAGGAACTTCGTTAGCATTATGAATCAAATCTTTGAATATCTCTTTCTCTGCCCAATCAATGCCATCCAAGAAATGCTTATCGGCATTTTTATCTCTTTGAACCATAAAGCCGTTTTTGCTAACCTTTCTGATTACACGATAGCTTTTTCTTGCGTAATCTCTGGCGGCTTGATTTTTTTTCTTTATGTCTATCATAACTATTACTATATTAAAAAGGTAAATATGGACGTTCAAGAAAACTAAGTAAAACAGCATGTTCTTTATATGCGAAAGAATCTGTTCTTCCCATTCTCTCAAAGCGTTGCATTTGCCTTTTACAATGCTCTATAAGTTCTTTCTTAAAAGCTTCGTTCATAACTTACCTCCACATCTTTAGTTGTACCTAACAATGATTCGTTGCCTTCGTAAGGGATGCAGAACTCCCATCTACCATTAACACATACATAGTCAAGATATTCATCTGTCTTATCTGTATGGCTAAATATATTTGCACGCCATTCCTCAGTTTTTTGATGTCTAACCAACACATTATCGAATGGTTTCAGCTCTACCTTTGGCTTCAAGTTCACAATCATTTTCTTCTCAGCATCCCAAACCTTGCCTTCCTTTTCGAGAGCTGAGAATAGCTGTTTTTTCTCTGAGTCAGTGGCAAGGCGAAGTTTACAAAGGTCTTTCTTAAAGAAACAAGTTCTATAGCCCATACTCAAAGTTAGACTACTTAAATCTAAAGAAATAAATGAGCTATAACCTTCTGATAAATCAGTTTTATCTGATACTATAAATGCATCTTGTCTATTACCATAGTCGGCAAAAGCTATATCCCCATCCTTGAACTCTGGCTGAGTCTTCTCAATCTCCAAAGTCTCAAGGTTTAGTATGCCACCTAATTTTCTTTCAATCTCTCTGACATATCCATAGGCAATATTGTTTTCTAACTTGTCAAACTTAGCTGTTTCTGCATTTGATACGTCTTCGTAACCATCCCTGCTATTAGAATAGCATCCGTTGAACTTTGTATAATCATCAGATGCCCATTCTTTGAAAATGCACATAAATCCACAATCACTGATAAGAACATCGCCCTTCTTCCAAGAGAATTTTTCCCAATCACGCATTGATTTGCTAGGATAGATGCACAAAACTCCTTCCTTGTACAATTTACCGTCTTTATCGAACCATGGCTCTTTATTATGATGCTTAACTTGAAAAGCATCACATGCATCAGTAACGACATATAACATAACACTTCCAAACATATCAGTCCAGAGTTTCGTACCTTCTGGCTTATCCTTGAGGATTTCCGCTATATTAATCTTTTTTTTCATGTCTGTTTTTTTATATTCATTTATTCTTCACTAAAATATTTCTTAACAAACGCTCGTTCGGTGAGCCATTTTCCAAACCCCACTCTAAAGTAACGCTTTGATTTACCTTTCACAAACCCATATTCATCACGAGGTGTATTTACACTTAGGTATATCTTAGGAACATGGTTCACCGATACGTATGCAGTTATATATTCATCCGAGAATGCCAAATGCTGAACTTCACGGAACTTTACACTTTTAAAGAACATTTCCTTCATAAGCCTTAGTCCTTATAGATTGCATCAAGAATGCTTCTGAAATTCGGATTATCAATAACGGCTTGGGCATCTTCTTTGTTCTTGAAGTAAATAGCACCTTCGTTATAAACACTACTAGAAGTAATACCGTATTCGCTGGTTCGCATGATATTATGCTTGCATTCTTTAGAATTCCAATCCGGTTTCCAATCTCCATTATAACATTTAGCTATATCCATTAACTTATCCAATGCAACAATTTTCTCTACATTACTATTAGTAACATTAGCAACGACAGGACTAAGACCACGGTCTATTAAAGTAGATATAACATCCTCATAGCTGAAGGGTCTCTTCTTGAATGCTATAATGCCCGCTTTCAAGTCACTTTTTTCAATATCCACTTCCATTCCTTTAGGAATATCTATGATTAACTTATTATCTAGCATTTTCATTTTTCTTATGTTTCATTTCCAAAATATATTTTTTATTCACAACCAACTCGAAGAACTTATATTTAGCATGCATATAGTTGCGACCTAAATCAACTCCACCGACAAATTCTTCTCTATACCAAGAGATTGCCGTATATTTTACAATATCATGCTCTTCCGGATGATTCACACGACCATTCCACACATCTGTGCGAACCAAATCGCAATACCCATCAGGTAATTTGGCACGTATCATTCTTGTGTTCTCCGCATCAATATAGACGTTTTTGTATTCCAAATCTACGCCTAAAATTTCCTGATTAAGCTTTACTACATCCATATCTCATTAATCTTAAAGCACTACGTTGAAGATCCCTCGGTTTTAACGGATTTTTCTTCAACATTTTATTCGCTTCGTTTCGTATCTTGCGGCTTTTCCACTTCTTTGTAAGACGCATAGCCTTTAACAAACGATGGTCTCCAGCTAGCTTTCCTGCATCCTTCTTGCCACAATAATAGCCTTGCCTATATGCCCAATATCTAGTCTTATAGACTTGCTTCATTATCTTCTTAGCTTGTCTTATTTTCATATCAACCTCACTTTCTATGGAAAAACGTTCCATGACACCAGTCGCTGCTTTCAACATACTCATGTAGTTTAGTACATCTTCCTGCGAACATACCATTGAAATGTTTACAACGACCGCATTCCTTTGAAGTTCTCAAAATTGAACGAAACAAACTAACGTTAGCACTCGGCATATTTACCTTATTCCATCTGATAGTTGCTTTCTGATAGAGATTCTTTAATCTAGGAATGAATCTACTCTCTTTCTTGAATGTATATTTTGAATCGAAGTAACGTGTGTCCGTTCCTTTCGCCATCATATTCAAGATTTTCTTAGCTTGTCTTATCTTCATATACTACTTGTTTTTATAAATTTCACATGTCCCCTCATAAATAGTGTTATTACTATAAATGTCATTATATTGCGAAATGGAAACCAATTCGTTTGCCTTCATTCCCTTAAGAATTTCATCGTACACACTTTCTATTGCTCTTCTCTTCAATTGCTCCATGCCAGATTTGTCACGGCAATAGTATTGCATTTCAAAATTCGACATTGTAACTCTTGAACGAAGCTTAACGACTTGTGGCTTTATGTATCTAACCTCTATCTTTGGCTTGATGCCTAGTTTGTCAGCTAGCCATTGTTTCCATTTCGGTTTTACATCTTCTCCATCCAAGCAAACAAGAAAGATGTAAATTAGACTAACACTTATATATAAAATTACAATTTCCATATACTACTTATTTTTATCTCCAAATAATACGTGTCTTCGATAAGGGAAGAAATAGCAACGTTCTCCTGGACACCACCAACTAGGAGAGTTCTTCATGCATCTACGACATAATGCTATATTCTTCTCAGCTTTTTGGTTGTCACGTTCAAACTTTCTTCGTTCTCTTCTTGAAAGAGGAGGAAGATAAGGATAAGACTCTTCCTTAAAAATCTTTGTGGCTAAAGCATTCAGTCTTTGAGCTACTATTTCTAATATCTTTTCTATCATACGCTATTCCTACTTATCGTATTTATTACCAACAACAACCATATCTTCAGAAGAGTAGTAGAATAAGAAATCTTGCCCAAAACAGAAAGCAGCAGCTTTACTATCCCAATTAATATCACCTCTTCTTTCCGCATTGTTATCTTTGTGCATAACAATATCCCCCTCATAGATAGGTATTCCATTCTTGTCTGTTAGCCCTGTGAACTGGCAGACAGTAACAGGGTCAATTTCATGAAGCGTTGCACCGCCTGCTTCTACGATACCTATAGTAGTTTTGCTAAGTGCAGGAATCTTCATTACAACAAAGCTTCCGATTATCCATTCTC